TAACCGTACTCCGGGGCCCATTACGTCCAAAGTCCGTAACGGTTAACACCAGCGTCAATTTCTTGACCGGCACGAAACCGCTTGTTAAGAAAGTACCTTGACAGCTTGCCCAACGGGTCAATGCCTGAAAAGTGTACCTCCCCTCGAAATACGTCGTCGTCAGCTTGCTCCCGCATCTGAATTTCTTCATCAGAAAGCAAGTATCGGACCCTTTTACCCTGCGGTGGTTCATCGAAATCTCGTTGGATTTCAACTTCCACACGGCGAAGCTCTTCATCGTTAGATGCAAACCACCAATTCGCATGCCGAAACTTTCGTTCCTCTGCGCTTATGGTTGATTTCCAACGATCCGACATTGGTAATCGAGATATATCATGTATGGAGTCAACCTCTTCGGTCGGTCCTATGAAACATTGCTCGCAAAACACGGACCTGTCACAAGGACAGTACTCGCGTGGATCGACCAGTCCATCGGAGACTTCGCTCTCAGAGTCACCTATTTCAGGCTCCTGCGCAACTTCGAGTTCACGTGAAGATTGGCTCCAGTGATGAGCTGTTCTCAATTCGGCGGTACGCCTTTCGAGATTCTCATCGTTAGAATCAAACTCCACCAACGTGTGTCCAGGAACGCGACCGATTTTATCATCAATGGTCGGGGCATCGATACGACAACCCCTAGTAACCATACGACGATCAGCCTCGTCCCTGAGCATGTTTAAGGCCCGCACCTCCGATAAAGATGCTCGTAACCCTAAACCCATCGGCTCCTTCGCAAAGATCGGCGCATAATTCTTTCGAATCATACTTCGGTACCATCCGAGGTACGTCTCTAAAGCCCTCAACCGGAGTCTCAGCTTTAGATCCGCAACAAACTGGTTACCGCACCGACCGATGTCGACGAAACGTCCGCACGCCAGTAAACCGAATCGTACGACAGGTAGAAGCTCTACCCTGTCGCGCAGTGCCCAAAAATAAGTGGAGTTCAACGAAAAGAAATTCCTGTCCACAAAGGTTTTTCCTGAAGATAACTCCAGGCCTAACGTTCCCACACCCGCCTTCCATCGATCGATCGTTTCCAATCGTCCACGGAAGACAATATCATCACCGTTGATTTTCACCAACGTATCCGGAACCTCTTCACGGCTAACAAAATAGCGGAAGGCGACGTAGTTCTGGATGCACAAAAGTGGAAAGGATAGCAAGCTACCCATGAGCTGTCCCCTTTCATGCCGATGAGATTGTCCCTCAGAGTCTAAGATTTCCGTCCTTAGAGACCTGAGAGCGAATTGTGGTAGCCAGGTTGGTAAACTCTGTGCTACATTTGCCCGCGCAAAGAAATTATGCAGGATCCTCTCTGCTACCGAAATAGGCAGATTGTCCGTCGCACTGGCATAATCCCCGGAACAAAAATAGGTCCCTCCTAAACGAAGGAACGCCCGAAATTTCGCAATGTCCGCGTCTCCCCGTAACAACCAGTCCTTTTTCGAAATAATATCGTAAAGAACCTTATGCAACGGCCAAAGAGACTGGTGAGACCCATCGTTTATGGTGATCCCACGTGCTTTCCCCCTAGCGCAAACAATTTGGTATTGAACGCAAGGTCTCGCACCCAAACAGCAGTAGAGACGAGCTCCGCTGTCATTCGTGTGCAAGTCGATCCACTCTTCTCGAGACCAAAGCCCCAATCCGAATGAACCTCCCTTACTTCTCGCACGCTCCCTACACGCTCCAAACGAGAGAGTATATGAATTAACATAACCCTCGTACGTCTTCTTCATGTAGGCTGCTGAAGTACCCTCGAATAAACGAAAGCACTCCGCATCAACGTGATCCATGTATTGATCCGGTAATACACGGTCTTCCGAGCTGAGAAGGTCGATAGTCTTCTCCTCAATACCGCCTTTCACGCAATTACAGGGGTCAGGCAGACACTTTTTCGTCGATATTAGTGACGCCGCAGCCACAAGCATATCTCTCTTACGCATAAACATACGATGTTTACCGAAGAAAGGTGTTTGCTTGCCCAGGGGCGTGCTTCTACGATATCCGGCTATTAAAGGGTGTTGATCACCTACATTAATAGCATCGAGCAGTCCTGAGGTAATATACTTAAATCGCTTAAGTAACGTACAACAGTCCCCCGATAATTGACACAACGCGCTCGATTTGGCGACGCGAACAAATTGAGTACAATACAATCTGTCCACTTCGCGCATCAAACGATATGTGACAATACGGATTTGCCGGCGGAACCTAACACATGGAACGTGTTGGGGTTCGTCCAAAATTCCTTTTTTAGTCATACCTTTAGGCAAAAAACCAAAGTATTCCTGTTGGGATCTTGGATTTTGGGAGCGG